AAAATCAACAAAATCATTCCAATCTGCACTAGCAATTATATTGCCTGCAGACTTAGTGTCTGTAAAAGCCATTTATCTTATTTTATATAAAATTTACCTAACCCATATGTAGACATTTTACCATCTCCTACTGTAGATATATGGGTAGTTCCACCACCAGCAGATTCTGTGTATGTACAATATAATTGTATATGACCTGCATCAACAGCAACACTAAATGTATGAGGATCTGGCCAATTAGGATAATCTGCTACATTATCTTGATAATCATGTACATCTAAATCATCTGTATAAGCTATTAAAGAATACCCCTTAAAAGTTCCAGGATCAACATCAGGAGCATTTCCATAAACACATATATAATAATCTTGAACTGTTATATCAACTGGATTAGCAAATTCAAAATCTTTCCAATCATAAGAAGCTCCTGATATTATCCTTGTTTGAGTAGATGCTATAAAAGACTTATCAGAACCTAAATATAAGGCACACATAGCTTCTTGATAAGGTGTATGGTTTTCCTTCACATAACAAGTTATTTTATTAGCTTTTCCAGAATTTGTCGGAGAATCTTTCACTCCTTGAATAAACTCTCTTTTCATTCCAAGTACCCAAAAAGCTAAAAGACCTCCTCCTGTGCCTCCTTCTGTATTTCCAAATGTAGCCATTCTATTCCACCGTTGTTATTTTTAATTCCTTAGAACCACCATAGAATAATATTCTACCAGTTCCTTCTATACTTAGAGGAGTTTCCTCTATTTCAGTGTATTCACAATATATTATAGGTTCTAAAGATTCTCCTCCAAGATCGTACCATGCATTCCAAGATGGTATATATTCCGGCCAATCCCCAAAATCTTCTTCATTGTAAAATAAATTATGTTCAGAAGCTTGACCTGAAAATTGAATAGGTGGACTTCCTATAGAACCTTCATTACCCCAAGCACATAAGTAATAAGACTGATTTGCTAATAATTTTATGTTACTTGTAATTTTAAATGTTTGTAAAGTCCATTGATTATCTGATAATGTAGCTGAACTTGTTTTAGCCACTAAATTACTATTAATATCATAAATAGCACATTTAACATCATATTTATCATCTGGAGCCGCCCAATCCCAAAAATAACCAGTTATAGTATTAACGATTCCGTTTGTAGATCCCATTTGAAAAATACCTGAACTGATTCTATCATATATGCTTCTACCTTGAGCAGCCCAAGTACTACTATGACCAAATATTGGCATTTTAATTCCTCATATTAATTTGCTACAAAACTTAACTTCTTAGAGCCGCCAGAGAAGGACAGTCTACCTGAGTTTGCTAAATATAGAGAACTAACTCCTGTATAATTTGCATATATACAATATGTATAATTTTCTGTATCATCAGGTTCAAGTGGGTCTGGATAATCACCACTACTAACATCATAATCAAGATTCCTATATATACCAATACTATCAGTATCAGAATAACAAAGTCCTACCATAGCAGTAGTACTGTCTGCCCACACTACTAAATAATAATCAGTACTGGATATTAATGATGGAGAACCAAAACCAGTGAAAGTTATCCAACCTTCAGATGAAGTTTCTTCATCACTACTAGCTACTAGAGAGTAATCTGATTTTTTATATATAGCTGCTTTAATTTCATCTGCATTATGAACTAGATAATTTGAACAGAAGAAATTACAATTTCCATCAATGGATAACTCATACACATCTATATTATCTTTGATCTCTTCAATAGTTTCTACAGCTTCTTTTTTACTATCAGATGTTAATAAGTAATCTCCAATCTTTAAATTTTTAGTTCTTATCCAATTATCATTCACATAAATAAAGTGATTTGAAGTTAACTTTAACTTTTTATTTATAATTAAATATTCTCTTGTGTTATATTTTTCTATTATTTTAACTTTATTATACTTTAATACTTTTAAATCTTCATCATAAGTTAATATTTCATCTCCTATGGATATATTTGATAATTCCATATTTCCTTTTTTCGTTTTAATTATATTACTTCCTAATAAACAAGGAATTCCTCCTGAATAAGATATATAAGCTACAATAGAATCAAGAGTTCCATTTGCAGGACACGTAAAGTAACTACCCCTTATATCATCTTCAGTATTCACTTGATTAGCATTTTCATTTTCATTTCCAAATTTTGGCATTTTAATTCCTCATATTATTTAGTTATAAACTTTAACTGCTTAGAGCCACCTAAAAAGGTTAGCTTACCAGAATTTGGATTTGCTATATAAAAAGATGGTTCACTTTCATCAGTTAAGTATGTACAATTTATACCCACAGCATTATTATATAAATTTGTATCCCAACCATCAACTGCTATAGAATTAGGAAAATTTGGATATGTTGCAGATTCTTTTCTAAGATATATAGAATTGCTTGGCCAATAATCTACAGTTGTAGAAGAGTCATCACCGAAAGCTACTAATGTGTATTCTGATCCATTAATTATACTTGGTTTTGGTTCACTGAAATTAAATGTTTTCCATCCAGTCCCACCTGTAGTTAATTCTTCAGTCTCACCTACTTTAGTGAAACCTGAATCTGATAAATAAATAGCACATTTACACTCATCTCCAGATGACCATGAATTCATATAAACGGTTATAGATTGAGCTGTACCGTCTGTACCAGGAGTTCCTTGAGAACCAACTAATTGATCTTCTACAGTGACACTATCGTAACTTTGATGGCCAACTTGTCCAAAATTTGGCATTCTATATCTCTATATATTCACTTGGATTTTTAGATCCGAATGTTGCCCCTATCTTCATAACGTAAGTAGTTTCTGAGTTTGGAAGAGTTACTTCTTCAATGGATGCAAATTGATTAGTAGAATCTTCAAAGACATCAGTAAAGTTAAAGTAACCTAAAGTATTAGATTTATCTTGATTTAGAAAAGATACTTCATAGAAATCCATATTAGAGTATTGATTACCTAAAACAGAACCTATATCATAATCAGCATAAACATTATTCTCTGGATCCTCTGGATCATAAGATGTACAGATTCTAACCCACTTTATATATCTAGAAGCATCACTAGACCATTCAGGGTTCAGATAGAATTGATATTCTATTCCCATGTCTTGTAATGCTATTGGAGTAGTTATCTTAGTGACCATAGCATGAGGTATACCTAAAGGTTGACCTCTTACTCCAACATCAATTGGAAAGTCATTACCTCCATAATTGACAGTTGCAGTATAACCCATTATCCTTTCATCTGGTAGTATATCATCTCTAGGAGTATGATATGGAGTTCTAGTTATACCAGAATCCGTTATATAAAATTGATGCCAAGTATCAGATATCTTACCCCAAGCTCTCTGAAATATATAAAACATTGGCTTATCAAAGAGTACGGGTTTTAATGGATACCAAACAATAGCTCCTAAATCTTTATGAAAACCAACAACATGTGAATTTGACTTTAAACCTATTTCCTTAACATCAGACCAGACTATTGTGTCCCAATCCACATCTGTATGAATATTATTAGAGTTATCTCTATATATAATAGAAAGATTCTCTCCTATCGCACCAAAGCCTTTTTTTGCCATAATTATTTATAATCCTAATTAAATTTAATCTATTTAACATTAATCCTAAAAAAAGAAAAACATAAAAATCATAATTCATTTAATTTTAAGCGGGATTTAGAAAAGTTCTAGTGCATTAAAATTAAAGAGATTAGATTTTATTACATAAGATGACATACATTAATGTTATCTACGTCTACCTTTTGACCGAGAAGCTTTAGCTTTTCTTTCAGCTTCTTTATAAGCCTTATGCTTTTCATTAGCTTCCCATATGATGTGTTGTTCTAGAAAAGAAACTCCAGAAGGATCTTCTTTTCTTAGTTTTCCTAATTGTTTTGGAGTAACTTTTAGGAATTCACACATCCTTGCTTCTAGCTGGCCTACCCCGGACTCAACGAAAGGATTTCAATTCTTCCGCATCAATGCCAGAGCCTCTTTGAGTTTCCTTAATGAGCTCCGTTATGAAATTTTGAAGAGTTGTAAAAGATACTTTATCAGTCCAAAACTTGACATCTAAAGATTTATCTATACTAAGAGTAGCTGCTAATTCTGGTAACTTTTCATAAATCTTCACCATCTTATCTAAAGATGATGGATCTACTTTACCTTCATATATTGCAGCTTCAGCTGATAATTTCATTATCACCATCATTTCTTTTTGTGTTGGTCTCTTAGCTTTAATCATCCTTTGAGTCTCCGGAGAAGAGAAGAATGTTACTTCTAAAACATCCTCCTCATAATCCCTCTCAAGTTTTTCTCTTGTAGCTATTTGCTGGATGATTTTCTTAGTGTCTGATTTTTTCTTTGAATCAATCTTTTCTTTTAACTCTTTAAAATCTTTTGGTGGCTCATTAGTCTTTTGTTCTTCAGCCATTTAATAGTTTTGCCTCCATGAGTTAACTGAATTAAATAACATTAAAAATTACATCAATCCTGGTTCATCAAGAACGTATTTATAACCTAATCCAGCTCTTTGTACGGAAATTGCATATGGATATAATACTGAAAAGTCTATTGAACCTTCAGCTATTTCATCTGCTGTTCCTAATGTAAAATCGAAACCAGTTATCTGACAACTTCTTAGATAGAAATGTAGTGAGTTTGCACCACAATTACCAGATACACTTACTGGGCATCCTACAATCATGTTATTTACGATTTTACCAACCGCAGTGCTGTGTAACTTACAAGATGTCAAAGATCCTTCTGCTGATAAAGAACCTGCTAAGAAAAAGTTACCCTTTTCACCAACTAATTCTTGTTCAGCTGTACCCTTACTGAAGGTTAAAGAAAAATCTGAAATTGCTAAAGTACCATGACTCAACTTATTAGCTGCACCACCACTTCCTAAATAAAGGGTTGCATCTTCACCTGTATATATTGTTGGAGTTCCTGCCATATTTACTCACAATCCATTATACAACCACCATTATAAGTAATATTTTGAGGTAGCATGTGTACAAAATCTATACTTGCTTCTGTAATTGTATCTGCATCACCTATAGATATATCATATCCGGTGACTTGACAAGATTTTAAATACCAACTAATATATGTTGCATCTGTATCTGTGGATACTGTTCCTGATATAGCTAAATATTGATAATTTTTAGAATCATCATCTAAAAGGTTATCTAAAATGTCAGATAAACCACTAGTAGCAAATTTAGCTGCTGTTAATGAACCTTCTAGAGATAGAGCACCTTGATCGAAATAGTTTCCCCTCTCTCCTATTAAGTCTTGTTCAATAGTTCCTCTACTCAAAGTAAGTGAGAAATCTCCCATACCCCAAGTTGAGTGAGTTCTACTTGTAAAATCGGTAGCACCACCAGCTGAGTGAGCTGATAGATAAACTTTTGAATTTCTACCTGTTACTGTTCCTGCCATATTAATTTACCTATTTTGGTCACATATTTAACATACTAATTTAACATTAATCTTCATGGAATTTAGTATAACTATAATTCTGAGTTTTTCTATATATTCCTAATTCATCATCATACATATCATTATCAGATTCCTTTCTACAGGTTCCCGATATAAGAACTTTCACCACTTCATCAGCTATTTGAATTGTCTCTAATCTACTTGTTTTAGACATTATATCTATTTGGATGTTAAATTCTTCTCTTCTTAGTTTAGAGCCAGCTGTGGATGTACCATATCCAAGATAACCATAATCAGTTCCAGATGTTTGATTTAATATTATACAAGGAAAATCATCTTTAAATTTAGTCCAACCAACTTTTACTTTATTTATTGGTACTAAAGATGTTATTGCTGAGCTACTTATTATATATTTTCTTATGTCTGTTAATGCTGTTAAACTCATAATTCACTCTCTATCCCTTTCATAATATCATTTTTAATTTTATTACTCATCTTACTTTTAACTGATTTATTATCTCTAGTTCTACTTAAATATGAATAACCAGCTTGAACCTTAACCTCATCTACTGGTATTGGAGGTTTACCTTGTTGTCTTCCAACAGGCCAAGTAAAATGACCATAAGCTGGTGCATATAAGATTTTTCCGTAACCACCAAATTCTACTACAGCTGCATGCTCTGATAAACATTTTAAGATAACTTCATTATCACTTATTGGTTCTATAACCCAAGATGATTTATCTGTTATTCTACCACCTTGTACTGATTTACCTGGTTCTTTAGCTACAGAATTTAAATATTTAATTGCTTCATCTCTTAATATTTCAGAAGAATCAGCTATAGCATCAAACAAATCAGCATGTATTCTCTTATTTACTTTTGAAAGTTTATCATTTATAAACTTAGAATCAAATGAAATCTCTATCATGTTATCAATTTAAGTAATGCAGTCTTATGATGAAAAGAACTATCAATAATTACTTCCTTTACTCTATAATTCTCTCCATTATAGGTAGCTTGGCTGTCTCTATCTATACTTGATGATGACAAACAAAAACACTTATATCTAACATCATCATAAAGACCAGAATTATCTATCCTCTCAGATGCTGATAATGGTGACATTCTACATTTGGTAGGTGTACTAGAAGTAGTATATGTATATGTCCATTCACCAATTACATTTTGAGAGGATGTTCTAGTTCTTAAATAGATGTTTGTATTTAAAAGTTCTTCATAGGTCATAATTTAATCCTCTTAGTGTGGACATTATAGTGACATTCACTACATAGAACTATAAGATTTGATTCATCGTGAGAACCTCCCATACGAACAGGTCTCTTATGATGTAGATGTAAATCTCCTTTAGCGTAATTTCCACAATACTGACATATATATCCAGCTTTCTTAAACATAAACCATCTTAAATTATTCCAATTCTCTGGATATAAAGGACTAGGACGATAAGACATTAATCATTAGCCTTCCATAATCCAAACTTTTTCTTAGAAGATCTACTATCAAGCATTTGTAATGCCATTTTCTCCCAAGTTATAGATATCACATATGGAGAAGATTGTATATCAGTACCTCTAGATATTGGTTGTGCTAATTCATATTCATAATCACCCAGAACTTCCCTATTAAGTGTATAATACTTCTTAGCTAATTCTGGTTTTAGAATAACTTTAGCTGCTATTAATAGTAAACAAGGTATTCTAGCCTTATCTGCAGTTGTAGAACCATCATTAAAATAATAAGCTTCTACAAAATCCTCTACAGATTCAATTTTAACTAGCAATTCAGCTTTTGAAATGTCATCGTAATCTAATGGAGGTGTAAAGAAATTTCTTATATCTATTTCTTGTACATATTTTGGTTCATAGTCCGCCATTAATCACTCATCTCCCCTAATTGTGGTTTTACTTTTCTTACATCTATAGTTCTCTTCTTTCTAATAGTTGAATCAGTTGGAAAAGGAAACTGTTTTATTTCATAAGTTGTTTCTAAAGTAGCTCCACCACCCTCAGAACCTGATATCTCATATAAATTTATCTGAGCTGTTGTAAAACTACTTTTATCTCTTAAACCCTTCTTCCTCTTTTCTGAGTATTTTTTAGTTAGAAAGGATTGATCATTATTAGAATATCTTCCTAAACCTTTTCCATGTAACATACTATATCACCTTATAATGATGTATCTCTATTTTTGAATATTGGTATATAATAAGATGCACCAGTTGGGCCGTATGTACTTCCAGATATTACATGAACTTTTAACCAACCAGACGAACTAGCAGCACACAGAAAATGCCTACCACCAACGGTTCCTCCAGAGTAACTGAATCCATCCCAATCTCTAGTCATTCTACCAGATTCATGAAACAGAAATCCTCTTCCATCTTTTTTAACCATAAATTTTTCTGTCTCTAACTGGGGAATATTAACTCCTTCCATTTTAATCACCTAGGAAGAAAGGTTAGTATCTAAATTACTATAGATAGGTATGTAATATAATGCTCCTGTAGGACCATATGTACTTCCTGATATTACATGAATTCCTATATATCCTGAAGAACTAGCTGCCGGAAAGAATTTCCTACTAGCTTCTGTAGTATTAGATGATATTCCAGTCCAATCAGAACCTAAATGAACATTATTTCCATCATTATATAATATAATTCCTCTACCATCATCAGTTACTAATAGATTTTCTATCTCTAATACTGGAATTTTAGCTCCTGCCATTATTCCAACCTCTTAATTTAAAATATTAACATAAATAAAATAACATAGTAATACATATTCTTAGCATACATATTACTAAAGATTTACTTGTGGTAGACTATACAACCAGCTGACTCATTAAGAACATCAGTTCCAAATCTCATTGTTAATGATATACCAATAAGATCGTGTATTGGATCATCATATTGCTCAATGGTCAAGTCTCTTCTCATGCAGATTACACCAAGATCATTCTTTGAGAATGCTATTGCTGTAACATCTGAACCTGCTGTAGTGTCATCCCAAGTTGGTGATGCGGCATCAGTTGCTGAACAAGCATATGGTTTTAGTCCCATGATTGTTTTTCCAACATCTCCTTGCCTAAGAGCACCAGGAGTTCCTGCATATGATACATATGCTAGGTTTGAATCTTGTAAGAGATAACCTTCTGCAGTTGGATGTAACAATAGAGTATCTGGCATGTAATTGCATTTTTTGATTTTAGATATAGCTAATGGTATATCACTGATTGCTATATGTGGTCCGGCTGGGTTTAGGGTATTTGTAGATATTGCACTTGTACCTTGTAGCATTTGATAAAGAACTTGTCTATTTAGAGCATTCTCCATTCTTGCTCCAGCTTTCTTAAGTTCTAATTCTACAACGTCAAATAGTGCATCTTCAATGAGTTCATTTGTTATTAAAGGTCTTACACCATATTTATCTATGGTGATATCTTGCTTTGAATATTCTTGAGTGTCTATTTCTATTTTTGCTCCTTCTGCAATTTTGTTAGCATAAGTTCCATCCTCACCTTTTACAAATCTTACTGAATAAGAATTTGTATTAATTATAGGCATAATTTCTCTTACACATTTTACAGGTTCTGTTCCCTCAATTACTGTTTTATAGACTTCTTCTTGAACTAAAGTTGAATCATTTATAGCTGTTCTTTCTGATTGTAATAATTTATGGATATCTTTACCAACTGTATTAATGAAAGATTCTTTATTTAACAATCTAGTTCTTTCTGAATTTCCTGCAAATCCAAATTCTAAGAGTTTTGTTAGCTTTGACATATATATTTCCTAATTAAAATAACATATAATACATACATTATGTTTTTATAAAATTTAGAATAACATTACTTTACAAGTGCCTGCATCTGTACCTTGAGTCTCTAAAGCTATTGCGTTTACTCCAGATATTGTGTAAGATGCTGGAGCTTCCTTAAAGTAACCATTTCCAGCTAAAACGAGAACTTCTCCTACAGCTGTTGATGTACCAGAAACTATAACTCTGCAAATATTACCAGGTCCATAGACTGCAACTGGTTTTCCATCAGTTTGATCGTAAGCAGCAACACCTACACAACCAGGTGTACAAACGTTAATTGAATCCGCAGGAGCTTTAACTTGCATAGTTCCTATTGCATAAACTCCCTGACCCTTAAATACGCTGCCTGAACAATCATAATCAAATGCAAATGTTCCTTCCTGAACAATTATATCTTCACTAGGACTTGATGATGTTGTAAATGCCATATTATCTTTCCTATTTATTTATTAACATCTTTGAAATTACATAGAACATTATTTAATCGTTGAAATAAACCATGCCTTTTTCTACCTTGATATCCCCTTCTAGCTCGAATTCTTCTTCTTCAACCACCTTAGTTTTTGGCTCCCCTTTTTCCTCAATTTTTGGAAGTTCGGGTTTAGATTCTAACTGTTTTTTAAGAGCCTCTATTTGATCATCTCTTGATTTTATAGCAAGTTTAAGATCTTCGTCTTTCTCATTTGCTGAAAGTTTGTCTGCAATTGCTGATAGTTTCTCAATTACTTCATCAAAGGCTTTCTTAGGAAAAGAGTAACTCTCATCTTCTGATTTCTCTTCTTCCTCTTCTTCTGATTTGTCCTCAGACATTTCTTCCTCAGGAATCTCTTCCTCAGGTTCTTCAGGGATCTCTTCTCCTGGTTCCTCTGGTATGTTTTCTTCTGCTTTCATCATCTCATTTATTAAACCTTCTAAAACTGAAAACTTTCTATCAAGATCCTCTAATCGATCTTCAATAGACTTAGTTTCCTCTTCCACAGGTTCTTGAGATTCTTCTGTTTTCTCCTCAACTTCCTCAGTCTTCTCTTCTACTTCTTCAACTTCTTCTTCTTCTTCTTCTGATTCCTGAACAATTTCTTTTGGTTCTTCCTTAGGTTCTTCAGCCTTTGTGACCTTCTCTATTTTTTTCTTAGTCATTATATCATTATCTAAGTTACATTCCTTACATACAGATTTAGATACAATAATAAAACCTGAATCTTGATTTACAGGTTCAGAACAAACAGATACTTCAAATATGTTTATTTTATCTAAGATAGTAATGCACTTTTTATCATCACATTCCTTATGATCTAATAAAACTTCACAACCAATTGAGAATGCATTTATCTCTCCATTTATCATAGCTTCCCAAATTGCATCCGCAGTTTTGATATCAGAACGAATCTCAGCTACTATAAAGAGACCCTTCTCATCAACATGAGTTTTATATTTACCATAAGATTCAATGATTTTGCCTATCTGTATGTTCTTATGAACTAACATTAAATTAGAATAATGTGGATCCTCTAAAAGAGATTTTATACCTTCTTTAAGAGTTTCTATGGGTATAAATTGATCCTCCTTATCTATTACTGCAACTGAAGCATATCCAGCTATTATTCTTTTATTCTCAGATTTTTGAACTATATTAAGATTGCCTACAAGATCCATACGAATGGATTTCTTATCTTTTTCTTCATTTAACATACTCTCTGCAATTTTCTGCAAAAATCTGGCAACCTCTTCTTTTTTTATATTAACTTTTTCCATATCTATCCAATTCCATTTATTATTAATGCGGTTGTAATAGTAACTACCAATGAGACAGTAGCAGCAAGTCCTGCCATTTTTATATTAGTATCTGTTATCTTATTATTTAGTTTCTCTAATTTTTTATTTAATTCTTTCATATCAGATTTGATTTGATTTACATCACTGTTTATTGTGTCCAACTTATTTGTTACTTCTCCTCTCCATTCAGTCTGTCTCAGTATAAACTTCTCGTAATCTAAGCTCATGTTATCACTATTTTAGTCCACATTTCAACTATAGCCAACACTCCATTGTATTTCAAAGGCAAGCACACTAGATCGTAAGTTTCGTTGCTATATTTACTAATTATGTCTCTTCTTACAACAACCTTTGCTGTCTCTGCACATTCCTTTATAGCATCTAAGTGAAATGATTTACTAGAGTCTATCTCTACGCAAGTTTTACCTATATATTTTTTTATATCAGAATAACCCAAATCCTTCATACGTTTTATTAGAGCGTTATTTAAAAATAAAATCTTTCCATCAGATTTGACTATTGAAATATAGGAATTTATAGTATTGAAGTAATCACACATAAGTCCAAATAATGGACCTCCATATAGATTTCCATCAACTTCTTTAGCTAACTCCTCAGTAAGCTTTTTAAGATAATCTAAATCAGCCATACGGATACGCTCCTGATGCAGGTATAGTTATTCCTATCATCCAAGTATCTTCAAGTGCTCTCCAAGAGTGAGGTATTCCTTTATCTACTTTTTCACAGTCTCCAGTATCTATTATACGAACTTTGCCATCTACTTTCCCTTCAAGCTTACCCTTATAGACAATAAGGATTTCCTTCTCGTCTTTATGTATATGCTCCTCAAAGTAAGAGCCTTTCATCATAAAAGCTCTTTGTAATGCAATCTCGTCTGTATGATACATATTAAAACCAAAACATTCTCCTGGTTCTGCTATATTATATCTAATGAATCCATCTGTTTGTTTATATATTAATTCTTCTAATTCTTTAGTTATTTCTTTTAGTTTTGTTAAATCTGCCATATCAGTTATATTTGAATAACATTAAGACATAAATTTTAATTTACTTAGTTAGAATTCTACAACCAGCGTTTGGATTGAATACTCCAATTCCAAATCTCATCTTAGCAACTAATTTTGTTAAATCATGGACTGGATCCTTTATTTGATTTGTATTTATATCCTCTCTCATCACTATTGTGGCAAAATGCATGGAATCAAAAACTAAACCACCGTAATGACTAGCTGCATCTGTACCATCCCAATATTCAGATGTTGTTCCATCTGTTTTTGCATCTAATACAGAGACATTTAGATTTATTAATTCATGCTTTCCATCAGTAACATCTCCAAGATTAGTTTCTCCTAAAAGATAAGCGTAACAACCAGGTTCAACAAATACTGAATCAGCATTCCAACCAAAATCATTAACTTCTCTCATTGCCCTTCCAACATCAGTAATGGCAAAGTGACCTCCAGCCGGATCTATATCATTAGTCATACTGACAGTATTTAAAATAGATGTGATTGCTTCTTGATTTAGTTTATTCTCTAATTTAGCACCTGCTCTCTTTAATTCTAATTCAATCCAATCAAATTTTTCATCTTCAATTAATTCATTAGTAATATAAGGTGCAACTGCAGCTTTTTTTATTGTAACGTTAGTTTCATCATAAGTAATACTATCCTGATTTATTGCTGCTCCCTCTGCTATATATTCAGCATACTGACCAGATGGATCTGTGTTAGCTACTATTCTACAAGTATTACTTTCTGTTTTAATTATTGGTAATAGTTTTCTTGCTGATTCTCTTCTTTCAGCTCCTTGAACTATTGCTGCTATTATTTCTCTATAAACAAGATCAGTTTCACCTGTCTCACTTAATAGAAGTTGTTTTTCAGATTTATCAAAATATTTATTAAATGAATTATCGTCCATTAGACTACGTCTACCGCTGTTTCCAGCAACAGAGTACTCTAGAAGTTTCGTTAATTTAGACATATTAATCTCTTTATATTATACATAATACAAATATACATAAGATAACATTATTTAATTTTTTTCTTTATTTCAATTAATTCTAAGGATAATTCCTCAAGTTGGGATTTTATACTTTTTAAGATTTCAGATTTAGATTTTGGATGTTTCTTTTTCCAAATTGAATAGCATATTGCTGCTGCTTGTTTTGGATCATCAGTAGTTCCCTCATTTATTACTATTGGGATACATCTACTAATGAAATCTGATCTCTTTTCACCCTCTTTTGGAACTGGCATTAATAGAACCCTAGTTCATCTAATAGGTAATATATACCTACTATACATAAACCTATGTACATTATATGCCAGATTTTAATATTTAATTTCATTTCTCTATATTTTGAATATGTGCATGCCAATGATCTTTAATTCTTATTCTCTTAATTCTAAGAGTTATAGATGAACCGAATAATTTTCTACATCTATATAAGATTCTACCCCAAGCTTCTCTAGATAGAGTCGTGGTGTGGTCAGTATAAACTACCATTGGTATTTTACAAGTCAAACAATCCACTATAACAAATTCTGAGTTCTCTACTTCATCAATGCTCTCAGGCCAGTATAATTTTGTTTTAATGTCCTTTTTAGCAAATATATCACATAAAGGACATCCAGCTACATGTAATTTTGAATCACTCAACTATTAACCCTCAAGGTACCTTATAGTCTTGCCTTCTTCAGTTTCTAATGATAAATAATCTTTAAGATCACAAGATGCATTCCATTTACAGTGATAACATTCTTTTGGGTAATTTTTACATTTATTATAAAATGAACATATAATTATTTTATCTTTTTTCATTATTCATATCCTGGACCTGGACCAGATTCTATAATTCTGCTGGATGGGCATGCTGGTGTAGTGACTACTGCAGCTCCTATATAAGTTATGTCAGTAGCATATCTTTTATTATCTTCAGCATTCCATATATCCTGAGTTGTGATTTCAACGGATAACCAATTTATTAGACCTGCATCTATAAGTGCTATTGCATCCTTAGCTGCAGTTGTTATTGGAGCAATATATAAATCTCCTCTAACAGATCCTTTTTTGAAATAACAGTTTTTAACATAACCGACTCTTGATAATACTTCATAAGAGTGATCTAGATTAAGATAATTAGATTCCCACTTATCAGCTGTCTCAGAAATATTTTCTTCCGTATATACTATTGGTGAAGCTGACATTGAATCCGTATATTCTCCAGGTGTTAATAGTATAGCATCCGAATAAACTCTAAAGTCTGTGGATTTTTGTATGATTTTATTATCATACTCAAACTTTATCATCGGTGAGTGGAGGCTTCTTCCCTTGATCTTCTTCATTTTCATTTTTAATTATCTCATATATACTTTCTTCAACATCCATCCAATCTTCGGATTGCTCCTTTATTTCTTCTAAGATTGAATTCAACTTTTCTATTTCTTCTTTTTTCTTATTAAACATGTAGTCATAATAATTAACTGTTTCTTTTCTCTTCTTTATTTCCTCATTAAGATATTCTATCTCTTCCTTTTCATCACTTATAGACTGTTTGAGGTTTGTTAATTTTTCATTAAGGTCATTTATCTTGTTTTTTAACTGCTCTTCTTCCGAAGATAGTTTTTTTACAGATGCTTGTAATTTTTTATATCTTTTATTAATTTCCTTTAATAAAGTTTTTTTAGTATCCATCCTCAAGCTCCTCTAAATCCTTATCAGGTAAAGACTTAACAACCAATGATATTAATTCCTCTAGTTGAGATTCTATATTCTTAACTTCCTTATTATCACTTTTTATTTTCATTAATTCATCAATTCTATTATTTATTTCATTAAACTTCTTTTTATCTTCAGTAACTTTTAATATGTTTTCAATGTGCTCTTTAAGGACATCTAATTGTTTATTATTACTTAAGATGCTATTATTTAGTTTCTCATTGTCCTTATCTTGATTATCTAACTTGCCATATAACTCTTCTTGTAACTTAACTAAGATATCATATATGTCCACTACTTGTTGCATTATTACTTCCTTATTTCTGTAAGTCCAAGGTGATTTTCTACCACCAGCAACCACATATTTAGTTCCACCTCCACCACCACCGTATATCTCTATTTGAGAAGATATACCATCAAGTTGAGATGAAATCCAAGTAGTTTGAGTTGAGATATAAGAAACCATATCTTGAACTGCAGTTCCACCGCCTGCTGACCAGAATGTATCTCCATGAGTTATTATTGCAGAACTTGGAAACCACCTACCTTGAGAAGATGCCCATGTTATTTGAGATGATATGTAACTTACATATGGAGTCACATCCGTACCTGCAGCTGACCAATTACTGTCACCATGTACTATAATTGATGATGATGGGAAAGAATTTGAAGATAAGAAATTTAATTGAGAGGATATAAAATTAGATCCTCCACCACCGCCTCCTGCACCAGTAGTCCAGTTTCCATCTCCATGTGTTATTATTGCTGAAGAAGGAAATATATTTATAACTTGAGATGATATCCAATCTATAACGGAAGTGTCGTCAGTTAAAGTCCTACTAACAACAGTCCATATATCTGCTGCTGAATGAGTAGATAAGTTGCTTATATTTGAAGATTTCCAATAAGAGTCACCATGATCTATTATTGCAGATGATGGATATGTTTGGCTTGAAATATAATCTGTATCATATCCTAATTTTACAGTATTAGATGAGATAGCTAATAATTGTGAAGATATCCATACTGAACCTGGTCCTCCACTACTACCCCCTACTCCAGTTGTCCAATGATCGTCACCATGATTTATGATATCTCCAGATGGGAATATCTGAGATGAGATATAGTCAACTTCAGCCTCTAATTCATCTAAATCTGCTGGAGTGGCAAATCCAATAGCCGTTGTCCAATTGCTATCTCCATGAGATTCAACACCATCTATTTGAGATGATACTCCTACTATTTGAGAAGAAATAAAATTTAATTGAGAAGATATAAAGGCTGTTCCTCCTCCTGCACCTCCGACTCCTGTTGTCCATGAACCTGCACCGTGATTAGATGTTAATTCTGTGTCCACATTAGTTGGAATATCATTGATATTAGAAGATTTCCAATAATTGTTTCCGTGACTTATTATACTTCCACTAGCAAATGATTGAGATGATATGTAATCTATATCATTGTTAATATTAAATATTTGAGATGATACATAGTCCATCTCAGTTTCTAACTCATTTAAATCTGAAGCAGTTACAAATCCAACTGCAGTGATCCAATTGTCATCTCCATGAGCTATTATATCTCCACTTGGGAATATACTTCCTGATATGTAATCAGTATCCTTATTTATTTCTACTGTATTAGAGGATATAGCAGTTAGTTGTGAGGATATCCAAGAAGATCCACCAAGACCTTCCCATGAACCTCCACCATGAGTTGAAGTTAATTGTGTATCAACATCATCAGCACTATGTGTAGAGAATCCAACAGCTGTAATCCAAGCTTCATCTCCTCTTCTTATTATGTCTCCAGATGCAAATACATCTCCTACTTGTGAAGAGACGTAATCCATTTCAGATTCTAATTCTTCTAAATCAGCTGTGGTAGTAAATCCAGTCGCAGTAATCCATTCAGAATCACCGTGAGTTTCAACTCCTTTTATCTGAGAAGATATTCCTATTATCTGAGAAGATATGAAGTTGAGTTGAGATGATATAAAGTCAGAACCTGGTCCAGATCCTCCTCCTACACCTGTGGTCCAATTTCCTGCACCATGTTGGGTAGTTAAATAATTATCAATTGCATCTGATGAGGGTAATGCATGAGCTAATGATGAAATGGCTAACAATTGAGAGGAAATCCACACTGAACCTGGACCTCCACCGCCACCAGTACCAGTAACCCAACCATCATCTCCATGGTTAATAATATCACCACTTGGAAATGATTGTGATGAAATATAATCTATTTCATTTTTAAGATAATTTATTTGAGATGAGACTGACTCTGTATAATAAATAAGATTTTGTTGAACAGCATTAGGAGCAGCTTTACCACTTATCATTATAGCTACAACATCAGCTATCATTTCATCTGATGTTACAGTTAATTTATAGAATCCATCACTAATTTCTGATGGACTGTTAGTTGTCCAATCAAAGGAATTTCCATCCTTTGAAATCTGTGATGATAAGGTTAATCCTCTTAATTCATTACCAGAACAATCAGCCATAATAAAAACTAATTGTTTCTCGATTCCCTTCTCAAACGCCATATCTCTGAACTTTATAATTTATAAATCTAAACATACTTTTTGAAGTAGGCTCCATATATAATTTAGCCTTTAATATTTCCTCTTCAATAGGGAGAAGAGAATCTAAATTGAGTGCACAGAAACCACATTGGTTTGCTTGTGTATCATCATCACCATGTCCATCTCCACCATCATCAAATGTTTGGAGACACACTTTATAATTTGATGATATTCCAAATATTCCTGCAGGATTGAATGTAGCATTAAATGTATCTGTAGAAGATTGATCTCCTCTCAGATACCAACCATGTTGTCCTCTTGTTTGATTCACACCACTTATATGCCATCTACAAGCAGCAGTAGCTCTTGAATCTCCACTAGTAGTTTGTCTATCTATAAGAGCGTTTGCTAATAGAAGAACATCACACTTCTTCTCAACCTTCATACTACTAACAGATGCTTGAGTAAAAGCAGCAGAATCATTTTGGTCTACATCTCTCATCCAAGAAACATAGACAGATGCTGCACCACCAACTGATTCATTACCAATTGAATCGTGACTTATGAATGTTTCAGCTGTGGATGGAATCTCCATAACAAAGACAGCTGACTGACTACTAGCAAATCCATCTCCAGATGAATCTACATCAGCGTGTCCTCTTTGACCCTGAACTAATAATATTTCATCATCTGAAGTAGTTTTATGTATGAACCAAGCATTTGTTTCACCATATTGATTTTCATCATCACGAATATAACAATAGCCATATGATTGAGGTATTCCATCATATTTAATAGCAGATGAAATAGCTGCACGAGATATTCTTTGTGTACGAACATCACCTGCTCCAAGATTATGTGCTAGACTGTAAAGTACAAGAAATCTAGTACCTGATGGGTTTAATACTATTTTATTACCTGGAAACAAAGAAGTTGCACCTCCTCCAAAACCAGTTAAAGAATATGTATATGGAGGAGAATCTTCTACACCTGCTATATCATCATTAGTGATTCCAGCGTCCCAATTTACTCCATCTGTAGTTCCAGTACCTCTTTCAACTACTATATAATTAATTCTAGTAGCTGCTTTTGTAGTATCAGGATCTCGAGAAGCTAATCTACCAACATAACAATTAGATGGAGTTGGTGTTCCTGATTGTGTTCCATCAGATGACCATGCTTGAAGAAATTTATCTTCCGGGAATCCATATATTTGAGGTATAATGGATATGTTTGTATAGCTACCAACTAAACTACAGTCTTCAGATGCTGCAAACTCTAAAACTGAAGTACTTGGAACGTAACTAGCCTCACATTCATCACCACCAGGTAATGTATGATTACCTGATTCCATAGCCATCCAATATATTTTACTTGATACTTCACTATTACCACCACCAGCATCCATTCTTACTTTGAATGATGTAGATGTTGCACCACTTACTCTAACAGTGGCTGGTGGATCACTTGCTGACATTAAATTATGTGTACAGACTATAATTGGAGTTGTATATGTATTTCTTAAATTTACTGTGGTCCATGAATCATCGATGCTAGATTGTGAACTATATTCACCTATTATAGTACCAACACTATTTTTGATATTTCCAGCAAGTTCTTCGAATGCCCAATAAGTCATATCCTCTGTAGTATGATTTCTCTCACCGTCCCAATCAGCTTCATCACAAGCTAAACTTAATGTACCATTAAGTGCTGGTGTAAGACCATACAATGTAGGAAGATATCCATCTCCACCATCTTCACCACAATGTCCTAATACACAAAAATGTCCTATATCAGCAATACCACCTGCACCACCAGATATTTTAGATGTATTAGTTTCAACTTTTTTGTCTTCCCATAAACCATTTTTCCATTCAGTACCATCAAAGTTATCTATATTATATGTACTACCATAATAACCATATGCTACATCGGAATAATCAGGAAGTCTAACAAGCATTATTTCAGAGAAGTTAGCAACTGCCGTATTAGATATATTATCAGCATCTCGTCTAGCTTGAACCGTTACTATCTGACCAGAGGTTGCTCCAAGGAGCATACATGAACCTCTAGCATATATTTGATTATTAGTAGTATCTCTTTGATAACCAGTTCCTCTAGAACCCTGTAATTCGGTACCATCTAGAAGAGTTCGAGTCTGAAGATTCTCACGATTGTTACCACCTTCACCATGTATATATGTTAAGCAAAGATAATTACCATCTTCAGTTAATTGAAATCCTTTACCAGATCCAGATACCTTATATGTACCATCATTTCTGTATTCAGTATTAAATGGAAATAGAACAAATGAAGTTGTCCAAGTTTGAGTACCTGCTGCATCATACCAGATGCCTATATCACCAATAGCCATATTTTCACCTATGTACAGGTTTCAGAGCAGCAGTCACAATTATTGTAATAACACTCTTTCTGTATAGTATGTCCACAAATCTTACATGAGCAAGAACATATTAAAGCAGTAACTAAGACTTTATCATCTCCAACATCAACAGTTAGTTCATTTGGAGGATACTTCTCTGGATGGAATGTATGAGCATATCTATAATAGAATTTACCTTCATATTTAATTAGTAATTCATTAAATCTCTTATGCATTAATTGTTTTTCTTCATAAGATTTATCATTTTTATGTTTAAGGATCCATTCTTTAATATTATCATATTCTATCATAATTAATTATCAGGTAAAATCTGAATGAGCATCATTCACTTTTATTTAATTTTTTAATTTTAGATGCTACATTCTTAAACTTTTTTATTAATAATTCCTTAGACTTACTTAATTCATCTAATCTTTGATCTTTAGCTTCTATGGTTTTCTCTAATAAATCTATTTGATATTTATATTTATTAACATCATTATTTATTTCTTTCTCGTATTCCTTGCTACTTAACTTTATATTATTCATCTCATCTTTCTGATTATTTATGATATCATATAAATCATTAAGTTTACTCTTAGTTTCATTTAATGTATTCTGTAGTTTTTGTTTATCTTGAGAAATAGATTTATTCTTTTCTTCTATGCTCTTCATGTTATTTTCCATATTCTCTAACTTAACTGAATATTTGACTACCTCTTTGTCAGATGAACCTTTCTCTGAAATTAATTTTTTAACTTCTTTATTTAAATTATTTACTTCTTCTTGTAATTTCTTGTTTATGGATTGAGCTTTCCTTAATTCCTCATCCTTCTTCTTGTCCTCTTCTTCTTTTGGTTTATCTTCCTTTGGTTTCTCTGGTTTTTCTTCTGGTTCATCCTTAGGCTTTTTATCATCTGATTTAGTCATCTTTGGACCATAACCAAACATAGCTCTTATCTCATCTTCCGTGAAAGGTTTGCCTTCTTCAGGTCTATAACCTCTTAAGAGATTGCCTAACCATTTTGCCTTTACAGCTTCATCAGCATCTGTCACTGAATTAAATCTCATCTTCACAATATCAGGATCATACTTATAACTTTCTAATATTGGATTAAATAATTCATTTCTCATCTGATTAGCTATCTTTAATTGAAAAGACCTAATCATTCTCTCATACATCATCTGTTTAACTGTGGCAGTATTACCTTGTATGGCTAATTTATTATTTCTACGAGTTAAATATATATGATTTGGTACGTTTAAACAATGAACTTTACCTTCATAATATATTTTCTCACACATTTCTGGTGTGATAATAACATAATCTTTTTCAGATAAATCTATTCTAACTCTCCACATACCAATTCTATTTTCTCTCTTATCTTCAGAAAATATAATATGTGCTCTATAACCACACTTAATAGCTATTTCTAATATATCGTCAGCTAATTGTTTAGAAGTTGTAGTATATTCACAAGTATTTCTACCTTCTCTAGTATCATAAGTTCCATCTCCATCTATTGCAGAGAATAATAAATATTTTAGATATTCAGGTTGATATTCTAAATATTGTCTTGGTATATGTCTATTATAACAATTATCTCCAAAATCTTTAAGAAAATCATATAACTCTTTATTATACCAATGCCATTCGTATCCTTTATCTTCAGAATATGATTCTTTAAATTCTGGATAATTAGAATATATAACCTCTCTCATTCTATGAGCTGAATCTTCCTTCTTTTGAGACAATCTACAATAAGGTTCTTCAGAATTAATACTACCTTCAGATACAAAATAACCTATAAATTTCATTAAGTCTATAATAGGTTGTTTTGGTGGAAAATCTTGTTTATAATCTTCTGGTTTTACTTTAGATTTAATAGCCCAATGTGAGTTTGAATTATATATCTCTTCAGCCGTAACTATTTCCCAATTTTCTTTAGTAGAAGTTGGATTTTTATTTACAAACATTCTATGATTTGGTGTAACTAAC